AATTAGTAAATTAGTGTTAGTAAACTGTCCCCAAGTTCCTGAGTTTTCTCCGGTTTGTTGTACAGTTAATTTTAAACTAGCTGATGTTGAGTTTGCCATATTTTAAATTCCTTAAAATTTTATTTTATTCAATTTATTGTTAAAAATCAAGCTACTTCCTGCCAACCTGGAGGATCGATAGGAGCACCCCCTGTGTTAACTTCTGTCCATACTATATTTTCAACAGTATTTAATGTCATTGTCATTTCAATTCCTGTTGGCCTTGCTACTGAATCTGTAGCTGTAGCTTGACCTTCTTGCATCGTTAGATCAAAACCAGTTAAATCTATTAAACTATTTGCATCCAAAACAGCTGTTCCAAGAGCAGCTGTCATAGCTTCTCCAGTCAAACTAACATTTGCATCTGCACCAATTGTAACAGAGTTTTCTTGCATGGTCATTGCTTGACCAGTGACGGATATATCTGCGGTACCTGTAACAGTAACAGAACCTAAATTAGCAGACATTGCTATTCCAACCACATCTTCCGTTACAACATCTGTAAACCCTTGAGCTGTGCCTTGAGTAATAGTTAAAGCTTGTCCTGTTACATCAACATTTGCAATACCTGTAATTGAAACAGAACCTAAATTAGAAGACATTGCTATCCCTGTTGGAAATGCAACAACACCTGCAAATATATCTACTGTACCTAGATTAGCAGACATTGCTATTCCAGTTACATCTTCTAATACAACATCTGTAAATGCTTGAGCTGTTCCTTCATTTAAGGTTAAATCAAAACCTGTTAATTCAACATTAATACTTTGTGATCCAGTTGCAGCAAAAGGACTTTCTGCAAAAGCTGTTATCCCGAACGCCATGATTTATTAAACTTCCTCTAGTTTAAACTTATATTTTTTACCAGATTTGTTATTAAATAAATAAAGATCTTCAGCACCCTCTTGAATAGTCCAATTACCTTTTGTACCATCAATAGCATTACCTTCATCTTTTGCTTCGTTAGATAAATGTAAGTCACCAGTGTATATGTTTCTCCATACATTTCCTGATGCACCTAAGTCGTAAGTGTCATTAGCTCCTGGGGTAATATGCCCTGCAACAGAAGCGGCACCAGTTACAGTTAAGGTAGAACCATCAAATGTTAAATTTGCTTCAGCGTTCATACCATCTGTACCAGTTGCAGTTAAAATTCTATTATTAGAACCATTGGTCATGAAGTCTGACACATCAACTGAAATTGCATCTGCTGCTACATCAATACCTGTACCAGCCCCAACATTTAATGTAACATCTCCAGAAGATCCACCACCAGTTGGAGTTTGAAACTCTAAAGCAGTTGCTCCTGAATTTACTGCAAGAACTTGGTTTGCAGTTCCAATAGCTGTTAAACCTGTACCACCTTTTGTTATTGGCACTGTTGGTAATCTAGCTGATGCTAAAGTACCTGAAGCAATGTTAGTTGCATTTAAAGCTGTTAAGTTACTTCCGTTTGCAGCAGGGAGTGTTGCTGGAAATCTTGCGTCAGGAACAGTTCCTGAACTTAGATTACTTGCATTTAAAGCAGATCCATCAATGAATCCACTGTCGTTATTAAACCCTGAAATATTTATATTACCTTTAGTTAATTTTTTCTGTGCGTTTGCAGCATCTACTACTGCAAAGAAATCTCCGTCTGCATCGGTAACTGATGTAGTTAGTTCTGATAAATCGACATCTATTTGATCTGCTTGAACATCAATCAAATTACCTGCTCCAACATTTAATGTAACATCTCCAGATGCTCCACCACCTGTTAAACCATCACCTGCTGTAACTGCTGTGATGTCTCCAGTAGTTGGTGTTTCAAAAGTAACGGCACCTGACCCATTTGTAGTTAAAACTTTTCCTGCTGTTCCATCTGCTGTAGGTAAAGTGTAAGCTGAAAGAACAAAATTTGATCCGTCACCTTGAATGATTTTTCCACTTGTTGTTGCTAACCCTGCAACGTCTTGTAGTTGAGCATCTAATCTTGCGTTAGCTACAGTTCCTGTTGCTAATGCTGTTGCATTTAAATTTGTTAAATTACTTCCATTAGCAGCTGGAAGTGTTGATGGGAATCTTGCGTCAGGTACTGTACCTGAAGTTAATTGTGTTGCATTTAAAGCTGTTAGTGCAGATCCATTTAAAGCTGGAAGTGTTGCTGGAAATCTTGCATCAGGCACTGTACCTGAAGCTAGATTACTTGCATTTAAATCTGTTAAGTTACTTCCATTGTTTGCAACAATGTTTCCACTTGCATCTAGTATTACTGATTTTGATGCCGGTAAAGTACAGAAAACATTTTTTGTACCTGCTGCAAAATCTACTGCGCTATCTGAATTTGATGATGATATAACAGTAGTTCTAGTTAAAGTACCTGCTCCTACTGTTCCTAATCCAACCTCAAATTCCGCATTAACGGTATTTACAATTGCGTAATACGTTGTGTTCGTATTTCCAATTGCACTAGAAAAAGTTTCAAACCCTGTTACTGCTCCTGCAAGAGTAAGAACGCCCGTACCAGTAGTGGTAGAGGTTTCTTTAACTCTATCGTTTACGACTAACGCCATTTAATTCTCCTTAACCAGATATTCTTAATATAGCTGCTGCTGTAGTAAATGCCGGAAACTGTATTGTAAAAGTTCCTGATGTAGCTGTTTTATCTGCTCCAAAATCTAAAATTGCAACTGCTGCATTAGTAACTGCAGAAGATGTATTGTAGATCATTGCACCTCTAGCTGTCAACGTTACACCTGTGAATGATAAATCTGCAAAGTCTACAATTGCAACACCTGATGCAATTGAAGTATTTTGACCTGCTAATGGATCACCACCTGATGCGTAAGTACCTGTGTTTGCAACTTCGTTAGTAGTTGTAAATGAAGTAGTCGCTGAGTTTAGAGTTGCTGAAGAAGTATAAAGCGCTAATTTAAAAACATCACCACTAGATGAAGAAAAGTTTTGATCTCCTTCTAATAATTGTTTCTTAAAAGCATTTGCGATTGCTTGTGTTATAGCCATAGTATATCTCCTATTTTATTTTCCGATTCGAGGAACACCTGATTGATATTCATCTCTTCTTCTTCTTCCCATTTGTTCAATTGAGAAGCCTTCAACTACTTGTTTATACTTTTGTTCGTATAATTGCAAGAGGTCTTGTGGCCCTTTTAAAAAACCGTAAGCCTCGACTAGGCATGCATACAAAAGCCCATTGGGAAAATTTTGACTTATATATGTTGTAGTATTTGTACTAGATAATCCAGGATCTTTCAAGATATAATTTAATTGAATTTCATAAGTAGCATCAGGAGTAGGGGCTACTACAATGTTTTGTTCATCCCATAAACTGTAATATTTTGGAACACCAGTTCCTCCCGTAGGATTAAATTCAGACATAAAACTAGTATCTCTATATTGTAAAAATTCTCTATTATCAGGTTCAGAACTTCCATCAGAATCAACAATTTGAGCAGATCTAACAATTAATAAACCAGCTGGTCTTGAAATAAATCTATCAGAAGTAATTAAATTAGCTGTAGCATATCTTCTGTTATTATCAGAATCAATATCTCTAAATATTCTAAACTCAGCATTTTCAATAATACCATCTAAGATAGTGGATGTAAGAACATTTGCATCTACTTCGGTATAGTCTCTAATCTTTTGTAATAATTCTGTGTATGTCATAATTATAAATTTGTACTTGTGAAGTTATTATTAACAGGACCTGCGAGACAATTCAAGCCTCCTCCTGGTCCATATTCATCTATAAAGAAAGTGCCTTCATCATTCTCTTTTAAATTATAACTATTAGCAATAGTTATTGTTGAAGGTTGCCCTGCTTGACTTTGAGTTGTTTCATTTAAAGAATCAACTAATCTTGCTCCAAATATCTTGGCTCCGGCATCATGGGAACTAGCTGTAGTATTTTTAGGTTTAACTCCTCTAAATGGAGCGTTAGTTCCTCTAACTAAACCTGATAATACTTTTGTAGAGCTATCATATGCTGTATATTGAATTACTTCATTTTCAAAAAATCCTGTTGTAGAATTTATTTTTTCAATAACTACATAACCACCATCTCTATAGAAACCAAGATTATCATCTACAGCCAAAGAAGTATCTGTAGAAGTTATGCTAGATTTTAAGGTGGTTGATAATTCTAATGCTTGAATACTTATTTGTAAAGCAGTTGTGCTTGATGATAAATTTGATTTTATACTCATTAGCCTCACTACATCATTTACTAATATTCCACTGTTAGGTTGAGTTACAACATAAACAGCAGTCCGATCACCATCAATAAAAACATCGCTTGTAGTAATAGGATTTTCTGGTAATAAATCTGGAGTAGGTAAAGGTGCAACTTGTGGTCTTGCTTTTTCTAAACCTTGTGGGTCAGCAACAAATGGTCTTGGCTCAAGTTGTGGTTGCTTACGTTCGAACTCTGAGTAATGCACAAACGCACCATTCCATTCTGTAACCATTTCTCTCCACGGAAAAGCTAATCCGCTTCGGTCAGAGATTGCTAAAGCGTGTTTCCCTTTTGCAAACTTTGCCATTAGATCTCCGGATAATAAGTTTTAGGTGATATGTAAACACTTGAAGAAGAACCATCTTCTTGTAATGCTCTTAATAATTCATCTTCGTAAAGTAATTTCATTTCCTGTGTTCTTTGAGGCGCTTTCTTTTGAGATATATAGTAAGCTAAACCTGCACACATACAAGGTACAAATCTATTAACTACATCTGCTTCATTTGTATAAGCTCCTGCATCCTGTAATCTTTGTATGTAGTAAAAATACATAAAGTCACCAACTTGATCAGAACCTGGAGTTAAGTATAAAGTAACGGATACTCTATTTATAAATCTTTGAACCCAATATTGAGAAGGTTGACCTGTTGCTGTTTTATTTGAAAAAGCTGAATATTGTGATCTGTTTACTTTTGATAAAGGTGAATCTACGTTAGCAGAAGTCCTGTAGCTAGATTCTAAAAGATCTGAAGCCATGTTAACAAAATTATTTACTGAATCGTTTTGTGCATGAGAAGCAGCAGTTGTGCTGTCTATTCCTCTATCTGTAACCGCTGATAAAATTAAATTATTACCTGAGATAGAGCTATACTGCATTATTTCATTATTGATTTTTATTTTTCCAGAGTCAGGCATCTGGGCCACAGAAGCAACTGGAATAGTTAAAGCAGTGGCATTTATTGCAGAGGTTAAAGTAGTTGTAATTCCATCAGAAGTACCATCACTTGGTGATCTAAAAATTACATATTCGTTTTGACCATTGACTAAACTAAAAGCGTGTTCTCTAACTTGCCAAAAATGAATACCTCTATTGTCCCATTCTTGAAGCATTATGTTTAATGATCTTCTAGCTGAACGCAGGTCATTACCTGAGTAATCAAAAAAACCTAATCTTTCAAAAGCTTCAGTTATAATATCATCGATCGAGAATGTTTTCTCGAATGTAGTTGTGCCTGAAAAAGCCAAGGTGCCTCCTACGAGTTACTTCCGCCGCTATGAAAAACAGTTATAGCTGTAATCTGTTCAGTAGTAAATCCAGAATAAACATCTGTTTTAAATAAAATTGGTACAGGGAAATTAACTGTCATATCATGAATATGAGCACCCTTATTTAATTTTACTTTTGATGTTCCACTTGCTCCACCATCTTTAAGCTCTAAAACTCCAGCTGCGTTAGGACCAGATATATGAACTCCATATACTCTAGTTCTTCCAGTCTGAACAGTTTTAGTTTCAGTAGTTACGTTAGTTGCAACTCCATCAATTGCTGATCCAAATGTTGACATAATTTAATCTCCTTAAAATTTATGTGGGGCCGAAGCCCCACACTAATTATTTATTACTGTGAATCAAAAGGTGTTGCTATAGCTCCAGTAGCATTAAGTAAACCTTGAACTAAATAAAGGTTTGCTGCAACTGCAGTAAACTTAATGTAAGAACCTCTTAAACCACCTGTTGTTGCAACAGAAGCACCAGCTTCACCATTTAAATTAACTTCATTGTTTGCTGTTGCTGGAACAAATTGTTTTCCAGATACAGAAGCGTCAATTCCAAGTGTAACCATACCGATAAATTTATCGTCAGTGCTAGCTGTTTGAATTGTACCAGTGAAATCATCTGTAAAAAGAATTTCAAAAGTAGTTCCAATTGTGCTTGGGTTATTGTAATCAGTTGATCCGGCTACAGCTGAATCAGCTGATGCATTGATTGCTGGAATTGTAATTGCAGTTGGTGTACCTGCAGGGTCCATAGTCAAAAGTCTTCCTGCGTGATCAGCAACAGTTAAATCAGTTGCTAAAGTTAATGCAGGGACTGCTCCCGGTCCAATTGATTGAAAACCATTTTTTGACCTTACCGGTCCTGAAAAGGTTGTATTTGCCATGATTATTCTCCTAGTTAAATCCTACATAGTCTCTAGGCCGTCGACTATACTGCGTCCATGTAGAATATTAATTTATGTATAGTTACAAAACTATATACTAGTTTTTAGTAGAGTGCAAGAGATCCTGCAGTGTGGAGTGGATTTTTCCAACGATGTAGCTTTTTAATTAAGTAGCTACGGAAACT